AAAGCATTTGATACATATCTATTCAAAAAATATACTAAGATTGATGATACAGATACCGAGACTTATGATAGAATTTACAATGGTGTTCATCACTATGAAACTAAACAAATAAAAACCACTGAAGGAGTAGAAGTATTAAAAGCAGGATTACAGGTTGCACCTGATTATACTTTTACATATTATGATTGGTTAACTGATGGTTACACATCATTTGTGAAAAAGAATGATGAGATTTATAATACATCTCTAGTTACTCCTGTAACTAATTATGAATATGAAGAAAAAATTGAAGATGATAAAAGAAATATATTCTTATTAAAACCAATATATATTGGAATCGTTCTTGATGACTTATCAGAAATGATGAAATACAAAAAAGGATCTACTGAGTATGTCAGCAGATCCCTTAAGAGAGCAGAAAATATTAGACTATATCAATAACTACTCTTCAGCTAACTTCTGAAAGTACTTCAGTGCATCATCTTCATCCTCGGATGCTGGTGATGAAACTGCTGCAGCCACTGTTGCTTCTGCTTTACGAGAATTAAAGTCTGGTGCATAAGAACCACGACTGTTATCCTCATCTGCAACCTCTTCATCGAATACACGACGTGTTGGTTGCTTATGTCCTAGAACATAATCCAAACGCTTCTTCAAATCTTCATATGATTTGAACTGGTCTGGTGCAGTTACAGCAGCAAGTGAATACTGCTTCTTCCATAATGCTTCTAATGCATCATCATCATCTAGTACAGGAGATACCTTATCGAACTCTGACTTATCATAGTTCCAGTAACCATCCTTCTTCACAATCTTCAACTTGAAGTTAGCACCTTGCCAGAAGTCAAAAGGATTGATTGGTGTTTCATCCTCAAACTCTGGTTGCATTGCTTCCATTACTTTGTCAAAGATCTTCTTACCGAACTTATAAAGGAATATTCCACCCTCATTTTGAGGATTGGTAGGATCTTTTACAACATAAATGTTTGCATAGTAAGAGAGCTTACGCTTCTGCTTACGCACTGTGTCCTTATCGGACTCATTACCACTGTTCCAGAGTTCACGATTGTGCTCTGAGACTGGATCCTTGCCACCAGTTGTGGTCAAAGAATTCTCAATGTACCAACCACCTGGTCCTTGGAATGCATGTGAATAAACCTTTGCCCAAGGAATATCTTCACCTTCTGGTGCTGGTAAGAAACGGATAACGGCATAACCATTACCTGCTTTATCTAATTCTGGTTTCCATAGACGGTCATCGCCTGAACCACCAGTATTATTCATCTTCTCCACTTCTTTAACTAGTTTAGATGTTAAAGATCCTAGAGAGGACTGCTTTTTTAGGTCTTTGAAAGACATTGATTACCTCTGATTTGTTAGATTTGGCTTGTGTGTTTTTTTAGTATAGATGGTTTATTCTAGTTTGTCAAATTCTTTTCTCATAACATCAACCATCTGATTCATATTATCAAATACTATATTCATGTCAATGTTTTTTGGCAACCCAAACATTTCGGTAGAATCAATAATACCTTGTTTCATCTCCTGTGCTTCGGGATCATCAGACAAACTCAATCTTGTATATAAGATCCTTTGTTTGTCGATAAGTTTTTGCAAAAGATCGACATGATATTTCTTATCTTCCATCTTCATAGTAGGAAACTTAAAAGCATTACTGTAAACCTCCTGCTGGAGTTCTCCAATATGTGCTAATTCAGCTCTTACTACTTCGGATTCAAAGAAACTCATTCTTCCTCGTCAGAAACAACTTCTGTTTCGGTAACATCACTTTCAACTTTACTTTGTTCAATCTGTTCTAGAACATCAATTGCTCCAAGAACTTTTTGATAAGTACCACGAAGTGTTTCAAGATTTTCTTCTAATTGAGTTTTTTGCTCTCTTAGATTCTTTAAAACTTCTGCATTTTCAAGTGCCATGAATAATAATCTCCTTTAGAATTTTTTTGTAACGGGGTGTGTCTATATTTAGGAAGGGTTCATACTTCTTAATTTTCTTGCTGACGGTTTCCCACACTGGATCAGCTAACTTCTGATCGAAGTCTTTTTTGTACTCAAATATTCTATCACATATTACCATAGTTTCCAAGGATATATCTCCTTTCAGATGCCTCTTTAACAAGGGTGGATGCCCCTTAGAGCAATCAAATACTCTATCTATATTCTTATCATCAAAGAGATCATTCGCTTCCTCCTTAAAGGTATATGACATTGATTGAACTTTCTTCTTCCAATCAACATATCTAGCTTCTCCATTCTTTATCATCTCTCCAATCCACATAGTGCTTGGATCTGTGGTGCTAATAAAATTAGATACAAAAAATTCTTCTACTTCTTTATCATTCTTCTGCCTAGCAAATTTTTCAAACCAAAATCTATCCTTTCTCTTATAAAAAGATTTTACAGTTGCTCTAGTTTTACCACGATACTTATGATAATCATACTTATCTTTTGTAAAGTGATTTTTTAAAGACAAATAACAACGATAGGCATCAAAGGGCATCATCTTCTTCACATAGTTCAAGTTCCTCTATGAATTCTACGGGAACTTCATGTTCTCCTATTCTATAGGTATGTCCTTTATCAGGCAAGTTTCCAAGATACTCAAGATCTCCACATTTATTTTCCCGTATCCATGCCTGTAAACGATAATGCATCAATTCAGATCTAGTAGTCATGATTTTTCATTCAATACAATATCTTTCCAATCAGCATACATTTCACCATAGATCATACCCTCATGAGCTTTAATCTTGGATCCGTCCAATAGTTCCAATTGCCTCTTTGATAGTTGCTTTTGGGTTATCTTCTTGTATTCCTGTTCCCAATTTGGAACCCGTGTGCTTTCGATGAATTTCATTAGCAAGTTGCCTCTCAAGTTCAGATTCAAACCATATTAAATGGTCTTTTAGACATGCTTCAGACTCATTATCTTCAATTAGATCATATAAGTGTGCTACATGTTCAAGTGCAAATATTAATTTAGTCTGTTGATTCATTCTAGACATAGATCATAAAGGTAGTTTAGCTCTTGAACTTCTCTTTAAGAAATTAAGTTCTTGTGCCTCATACTTAATCTTTTCCTTCAAAGGTTTTGATATAAGTTTTGGCACATTTTCTACATCAATACTATTTTGATCACAAAAATGAATGATAGCATCAATATAATTCATGTCTTTATTTTCTTGAACAAGAGTTTCAATCTCTTGTGCAAATCCTGCAGCAGAAAAGAATTTACTTTCCAGTATTTTTTCTAACTCATTCTCCATCATTAGACCTAGTGTTGTTGGATACAAATTCTTTAATATACCTAACTAATAATTTAATATAGTCGTCTTTGTTCCTTTTGTCAAATACTTTAACTTCTCCTGATGGAGTAACCATCAAAGTAATTAATTTCTTAACAGGGATACCAGTTAGTTCATAGTAAGCAGCAGCATAAAAAGTTTCCTGAACGAAATAGTTTTCCAACCATTTCTCAGGTTTTATCTTCTCTGATGTTTTAAAATCTATTACAGCTAACTCACCTTCATACTCTGCTATACAATCAACCCTACCTGCAAGACCAAGGTACTCAGAGTAAAGGGTTCTTTCTATAGCGTGTATATTATTTATCTTGTCCAGATATGGTGCTGCATGATGGAACATGAACTTAGTTGCTGGTCTATAATCATCCCAGTTAAGTTCTTTGTTCTCTAAGTATGCCTGTGCTGCCTCATGGAAATCAGTTCCACGAGTAGTGGCTTTTTTAGTAATACGATTTGCTTCTTCAATACCAACTCTCTTTCTCCACTTGATAAAGATATCACGATTATAAAAAGAAGTTACTGAAGTAATAGAAGGAACCCACTCTCCAGAAGGGACTTGATAAAGTCTACAACCAGGTGTTTCTTTCTTTTCTAATTCAATATCACCAAGAAAATTACAATGATCAAAGGTCATAAATTAAGTTCCAATTTTGAAAGTAGATACTCTTTACACAGACCTGATCTAACGATATCTTCAACTCCAAATTCAATAATGTCCATTGATGGCATTATTCTTAGAATTTTCATGAAGTCACCAATACCATTTCTTTCGTTCTGTTTAATAAGATCGGTCTGAGTTGCATCACCACAGAACATAATCTTGGTGTTCTCTCCTACCCTTGTTATTATACTATCTAATTCATGAAAATTCAAGTTCTGGAATTCATCTACTATGATGATAGAATTATCAAATGTTGTACCACGAATGAATGATGTGCTCCAAAAATCAATCGATCCTTGAGTCTTTAAATTAGCATACAGCATTTGAAAGTCAGCCTCTGTACGCATCTCAAACATATACTTTACCATATTCTTATAAGGAATCTGATAGAGCAATGACTTATCATCATGGTCACCAGGTAAGAATCCAATCTCTCTGGTGGCAACAAGTGACCTTACAATATAAATTTTTTCATGAGGTGTAGTAGGATCTAATACATCCTGAAGTGCATTATAGAGAGTGATAAAAGTTTTACCAGTTCCTGCTGCACCATAAGCAACAAGATTTTTTCCCTCTTCATATGAAGTAAAAAGTT